GGCCAGCTCCTCGACGCTTCGTGGACAGAGTTGAACACCACCGCTCTGACCATCAACAGCACCATCCCCCTCAACGAGCAGTACGAGCCCGCCTTGGAGTCCTACGTGATCTTCCGCGCAGAATCGAAGGACGACGAGTTTGTGGTGACGCCGCGAGCCGCACTCTTCCGCGCCGCTTTTGAAACATCACTCGGCACTGGTGCTGCCAGTGAAATGGTGAAGCAATGAGCAAAGACTGGTCGACCTTTCTGCCTGATGTGCTGCCGGAAGTGAGCACCTGTCCCTTGGTGCTGGCGTTGTGGGCCGTGCGCGATACCGCGATTCGCTTCTGTGTCGACAGCCTGATCTGGCAGGAAACGCAGACGCCCTACAACCTGACGTCGAGTCCGATCACCTACGATTTCGTCACGACGTCAGGGTCTCGCGTGGCGAAGATCGTCCAGGCACAAATTTCTGCACGTCAGATTACCGTGCTTACGCCAGAGAGCCTTGACCGCTTGTTCTACGGTTGGCGCAACGGGATCACGGGCACGCCCGACACCGTGGCGCAGGTCGAGACGACCAAATTTGCGGTCGTTCCACGGCCGACGGGAACTGCCTCGCTCATTCTGACCGTGGCCTTGCAGCCCACCCGCGATTCGACCCAGGGGCCCGACTTCCTGTTCGACGATTACTACGAAGACCTAGCTGCGGGTGCTAAGTCGCGGTTGATGCTCATGCCGGAAGCGGAATGGGCCAATCCCCAACAGGGAGCGATCTATGCGGCGACGGCTCATCTCCGCTCGCAAGAAGCGCGGGAGCGCAACAAGTCGGTCTTCGTGCGCAAGAAGGCGTAATGGCAGCCAACTGGACGTCTTTCCTGCCCGGCATCTTGCCCGAGGTCGAAACGTGCCCGATGTTGGTGGCGCAATGGGCGGTACGGGAAACGGCGATCAAATTCCTGGCCGACACGAAGATCTGGCAGGAGACGCAAGCGCCATACACGATTACGTCCACCCCGCTCAGTTACGAGTTTGTAACGGCGACCGGGTCGCGCGTGGCACAGATCATGGCGGCGCAGGTCAATGGCCTGGAACTCGACATCCTGACGCCAGAGCGTTGCGACGAGGTCTACCAGAATTGGAGAACCGGACGGACCGGCACGATCGAAGCGGTGACGCAGATCGGGCCCGATGCATTCAGTGTCGTGCCGCAACCTGTTGCCACCACGTCCTTGCTGCTGATGGTGGCTCTCCAGCCGACGCGCGATGCCATTGATGGCCCGGACTTCTTGTTCGACGACTACTACGAAACGATCTGTCTGGGTGCTAAGTCCAGGTTGATGCTGATGAACGAAGCAGAGTGGGCAAATCCGCGCCTGGCCGCGATCTACGGCGAGATGGCGGCCGATCAACTGGTGCAGGCGCGCTCTCGTAGAAACCGCGCGTTTGGACGAGCAGTGACGCGAGTGCGAGGGCAATTCCTATGACAACGCCGTGGACGTCTTACCTTCCCAACGTGCTGCCCGAGGTCGAGGCGTGCCCGCTGCCGCTCGCCACCTGGGCGATTCGGGACGCGGTCATCCGCTTCTGCACCGAGTCGGAAATCTGGCAGGAGACGCAAGCGCCCTACACCGTCACTTCGACCCCGGTATTGATCGCCTTCGTGGTGACGGCCGGATCCCGTGTATCGCGGATTGTCGAGGCGCAGATTTCCAGCCGGGAATTGGCGGTCATCGCTCCGGAAACGGCGGATCGGCTGTTCTACGGCTGGCGTAACGGCGTGGTGGCGAGACCCGAAGCTGTCTCACAGGTGCAGACGGACAAGTTCTCAGTGATCCCGCAACCAACGAGCAGTTCGTCCCTGATCTTGACCGTCGCCTTGCAACCCACGCGCGATTCGATCGACGGACCCGACTTCTTGTTCGCCGACTACTACGAGACGATCTGCGCCAAAGCAAAGGCCACGCTGATGCTGATGGCCGGTGCGAAGTGGTCGAATCCCCAACAGGCGGCGGTCTACACGATGATGTTCGGCAAGGATGCACGTGATGCCAAAGACCGCAACCAGAACGTATTCGAGCTGCGTGGAGCGGGGAACGCGGCGTGAAAGACTGGACTCTATTTCTGCCGAGCGTGCAACCAGAGGTTGCGGCCTGTCCTCCGCCGATCGCTATTCAGGCGATCCGCGACACGGCGATCGACTTCTGTGCCGAGAGCAAGATTTGGCAAGAGGTCCAGCCGGCCTATTTCCTGACCCCGGGGCTGGTGTCCTATCCGCTCGAGGCCGACGCTGGCACGCGTGTCTACCAGATCGTCGAGGCTCAGGTGGCGGGGAGAGAGCTGGGCGTGCTCACGCCAGAGACGTGCGATCGCCTGTTCCACGGCTGGCGGTTGGGTCTTGCCGGCACACCCGAGGCGGTCACGCAAATGCAGCCGGAAGAATTCTGCGTTTTGCCGCAACCGACAGTGACGACGCAACTCATTCTCACCGTCATCCTGGGCCCGACACGTGACTCGACGCAGGGGCCTGATTTCCTGTTCAACGACTACTACGACGCGCTGTGTTCTGGGGCCAAGGCTCGGCTGCTGCTGATGCGCGGAACGATCTGGGCGGATCCGCAGCAAGGGCTGGCGTATGCCGCGGTGGCGGCGAACGCCATCACCAGGGCCCGCGAGCGCCGCACCTCCGTCTTTGGCCAAGGGAGCAAAGCATGAGTTCAATTATCGACGTGGTGAAGGGCGACACGCTGCCCGATCTCCGCTTCGCCCTGGTCGACGGCGATACTTCGCTGCCGATCGACCTGACCGATGTCTCAAGCGCGGCGATGCTGGTGCGAATGCCAGGCACGATCACGGTCTTGTTGACGGTGCCAGGTGCGCCGGAAAACCCATTCACCGGCGGCTATGTTCGTTTCGTGTGGCCGTTCGGCGGCCTGGACTCGCTCGCGGTTGGGCGCTACGAAGGACGAATCACGCTGTACCACGTTGGCGGCAGAGTGCAGACCGTAGCTCGGTCTGCCAACCTCAACGTGTTGGCCTAGTTGTTCCCCATGCGCCGCATGAGCGGCGCTACCCCCGGGCGCAGGAGTGCCTTTTCCCCAAGGAGAAAATGGCATGTCCTCGATGACCGACTTTCTGGAAAACAAGATCGCCGACCACCTTTTCCGGGCGACCTCCTACAGCAAGCCTGCAACGCTGTATTACGCCCTGTTCACCGTGGCCCCGTCCGATGCCGGCGGCGGCACGGAAGTCACGGGCGGCTCCTATGCCCGCGTGGCGGTGACCGTCAACGATACCAACTTCAACGGCACGCACGGCAATACCACGGGCGCCTCGAGCGGTACGTCCGGCGTCATCAGTAACGCGGTGGCGATCACCTTCCCCGCGCCAACGGCGAACTGGGGCACGGCTGTTTCGTGGGCCATCATGGATGCTGCCTCGGCCGGCAACATGCTGTTCGAGGGCGCGCTGCAAGCGAACAAGACCATCAATAACGGCGACGCAGCGCCGAGCTTCACGGCGGGCAGCTTCACGATGACGTTCGCGTAGGTTCGCCATGACCGACATGGTCGGAGCGGGAACGGCGTCGGCGACGCCGTTCGCAGCACTGACGGCGCTGATTCGCTGCGTTGCAGTGGCAACGGCCTCGGCTACGGCCGGGGCCAACCCCCTCTACGTCCCGATCTACCTTGCCAGCAATGTCCCCGCGGCGAGTGCCACTGCCAACACGCCGTCATTGTTGACGGCGATCAATTTGGCGGCGGCGGGGACGGCGTCTGGCATTGGCTACAACTCGTTCTCGATCCTCAATGCCAACGCGGTTACGTCGGCCATCGGTGCTGGCGCGATCACCACCGGCATCAACCTGGCGGCGGCGCCCACGGTCTCGGCGATCGGCTTTGGGGCCGTGCAGATCCCACTCAAGATCGCGGCCGATGGCGCGTTTTTCAAGGCGATCGGCATGGGGGCGCTGTTCACGCAAATCCCTCTGGTAATCGCACCGACGGCCTCGGCAATAGGCCTGGCGAGCCTCTACGGCGGGTTCTACAACGCCTTTGGCACCGTGACGGTCGTCGGGGCCGCGAGCCTCTACAACGGCTTCACGGTGGCGCTTGGAACCGCCAATGCGGTGGGTGCTGCTGCGCTGACGACGGGAATTCAACTTGGCGCGGTCGGACGAGCGAAAGCGCAAGCCGTGGGTTACCTCGCCGGCACCTTGACTCCCATCAACGCGGGCGCTGCGGCCTCGGCCACGGCGGGATTGGTCTGGCTGTCCACCCCAATCGATGCTACCGGCGATGTGCTCTCCGCTCGGATCGTGGCCATTGACAAACATCAGCGCGTAGTTGCGACGAGGGCTTGACATGGCGATCGAGGATAAAACAGATCAGGAAACGCAATCGATGCAGTTCTGGCACGTCGGGAAAGAGATTCCACTGGCGCTCATCGCGGCCGTGGTCGTCCAGACGGGGGGCTTCATCTGGTCGCTTTCCAGCCTGTCGAACAAGGTTGACAACCTGGTGGAGACGATCAGGGAAATCAAGCTGGAACGCTACACCAAGGACGATGGCCGACGCGATCGTGAATTGCTGATGCAGATGTTAGAAGTGCAGCGGCAGC